AGCGGTATTATTGATTCTGGGCCGGCCTCGGCCACCATGCCAAGATGGGGGCGAGTAAGAATGCCGCCCAGAGCATGGTTTTCTACAGGTGTTTTAGTACCAGGCATTCTCATTATCATATCCGCCGGGGGTCTTTCATTCTCTTTCTTTTCAAACAACCCGAAAAGCTTAGAAGTCTGGGGTTTAGAAGCACGTATTTCAAATTTCCCAGGTAACATTGGTTTACCTGGCGGTGTTTCTTTCTTTTTTTTCTCAAACCAATTCCAGGCGGATGTAAGGTCCTTCAAACGTTTTTCTGCTTGCATTGCTTTTACCTTAAAATCAACCAACATCCCTATCGCAGCAAGGATAAAACTTCCTCGCAAAGGAAGTGTTAATATATTTCTGAGTTTTGGCAATCCTGCCGCGACTTTACTTATATTTAGACTCAACCATACCGTCGCCCTAGATAATGATCCTACGAACGTAATTAACTGACTAATACCCCACAATACAGGCCCTAAAGCAGCGGCTATGGCAACACCAAAAAAAACAAGCTTCTGCGTTTTTGATGATAGTTGCGTAAATTTATCCACTAATGTCGTCGTGTCATTTAGTAAATCTGATAAAACTGGTGCTAATTCATCGCCTATTTTTATTTTTGTTACTTCGAGTTGAGCATTAAACTCCTTCCAGGCATCGCCAGCCTTATTAATCCCTCCGGTTTGCTCTCTGAAGGCCTCCTCGGTAGCTCCAGCCACATTGTTCATAGCCTTAAGCTTCTCCGTAAATGTTGCTGCCTGCGGCCCTGCCAAAGCTAAAGCAAGGGTTTGCCCTTCTATGCTGCCCATCAGGCTTTGCAAAGGAATATTGCTTTTTCTGGAAGTGCTTACTAACATATCTATTGTTTTCTTTAAACCTAAAGTTTGGAGCATTGTTTCCCCAGTTGCAAATCCCTGCGCTTTGATTATTTTTGACATCTCTTTTGACGGAGCCATTAACGCCTGCAATATGCCCCGCAATTGTGTTGAAACTTCTGATGCTTTACCGGTTACACCGGTTCCCGTTGCCAATACCCCAAACAATTCTTCCATTTTGACGCCCAGGGATGATGCCAGAGGTGACACCGTTCCTATGCTCGCAGCTAACTCAGGAAAAGTAGTTTGACCCAGCTTCACAGTTGTAAAAGCAAGATCGCTAACTTTTCCAACTGCCATCGCCGTAGTATCTCCATAAGACTTTGTAACTGCAGACGTAAGATTGATAGCGTCCAGCGTGGTAGATACCCCCGCCGTGGCCGCTTTTGCATTTAGCTCTAATATTTTCACCGTATCTGCCGTATCTCCAAAAGCGGAAATAACCTGATACAAGCCTTCCGACAAATCAACGGGTATTCTCCGCAGCGGGACAGCCATGTCCAATACAGATTTTTTAAGTTCATTAATTCGGTCTGTGCTCCGGGGAATAAGCGTAGCTACATTCGCCATGGCTTCTCCGAATTGCATGGATGATCTTACGGCCAACACTCCGAATCCCACAACCGGAGCGGTGATTGACATAGACATATTTTGGCCTATCTCGCCGAGCCTTTTTCCAGCTGCTTCTATGTTCTGTGTAAATTTTTTGAGCGTCATGCGATCTAGTTTTTCAGCTTGCCGCTGAGTATGCTGCATATATCTGTCCATGGCGCTGAAGCCGCTTTTAGCCTTGCTGGCCGCTTTGGATGGTTCCTCGCCAACTTTTTTCATCGCTTTTTCGTATTGCGATATATCAGCCTCTATAGATACAACAATATCTTTGGTCATTTTCCTTGCCCTCTTTAACGACTAGAATCAGATCGTTTTATTTCTTCTATTTCCTTTTCTGTAAAAGCTAATAGAAGATGTTGTTCTCCTCGTGGCAGCTTCCAAAATTCCCCGGGGCGCAGGTGATGCCGCACCCAGATGGTGTACAACATCCCTGTAATACCCCCGGATTTTATGAGTTTTTTATTTCTTGTAGATCCTCGTCAAAACCAGATAGCTCTAAAATCGCATCACCTAGATTGGCCAATTCTCCCGCCAGGAGCATTCTCTTTATAACGCCTTCTGCACTGCTAGCTTTGTATTTTTCCAACAGTTCAGGATGATCCCATTTCGGCGAAACAGTTGCAGCCACAATAAGTTTGCAATGGAATGCCTCTGCATCAAAATCTTCTTGTATGCGGCCACGTTTTTCTTTCTTAAAAGTACATTGTTCACGTATGGCAAATATTTTCTGGCCACTTAAACCCTTCAATTTTATTGGGATGCCTAACCTTTTCAGGAGATATGTTTTTTCTGGAATATTATCGACATCTAGTAATTTTTGCAGAATCTGTTCTTCGGACAATTCTTCGTAATCCATATATTTCCCTCCGTCCTACTATATCGTTTTATTAACCCCGATTCTCATATACATGCTCAATGGGATCAAGTGGTTCCCATTCTTCAAAAGTGAAAGCAATTTCTTCCGGAACAACTACGCCAGTTTCCCATTCAACTAATTGCAATCTATCAAATATCACATTTTTAAGTCTGATTCGCTCAAAGCCGAACGCCTCGGGATCATCTGTTTTACTTATTAATTCAGTTCTAGTTGTCTTCGCCCGGTTATCTAATGTTACATTCTGGTTTAGCTGGGTCATCCGGCTGGTCACCTTAAGGCCGGTGACAGTGCCTGTTCCTTTTAATCCTATCACCTTGTGGCGAATCCAGCGATCCCCTGAGAGCTTGAGCTCTGATTTTTGTATCTCCACCTGGGCTGTCATTTTATTAAAATTGGTCAACCATTCGCCGCCTTCATAGACGCTTCCATAAGTGCCGTTGATTGTTCTGAAGCTATCTAATACCGCCATCTATTATCAACCTCCTTTTCTACTTAACTATAAATGTCCCGTAAATTTTCTCCATTACGTCAATTAACGTGCCTTCCCACTTAATATATACCTCATCCGCCGCTGCTAACGGCGGGTCGCCGTGGTAATCCGGGTCAAGGCCAATAGTATAATCGGCCCCTATTAGCCGCCCTTTTACCAGGGTGTCAAAATAGTTCCTGCAGGCGACTATTAATGCAACTTTTCCATCATCATCATTAATAACCTTGCCGATATAATTATCCTGTGCCGCTTTAAGCAAGTCGGCGTTAATGGTATCCATAACCCGGATGGCCTTGATTTTCTTCCATTGGTTGTTTTGCCCCTGCCGCAGGGAGGAAAGGGTATTGATTCCCTGCTCAACAATAACTTTTTCTCCGTCGTGAACTAGGAGCAGGGTTCCGGCCTGCAATCCGGCTACCACCTGATTATGGGTCAGCCTGGGGGTAACATCATCAAAGCCGGTAGCTACATAAGTTAAACTTTCACTTAATCGCTGGCCCGTAGCTTTTCCTGCCACCCAGCAGGCTACCTGAGCGCTGGAATAAGTTACGCCGTCCATGATACCGCTCACGCCAACATTGACCACGCTTTCATGGTTAAACCCGGTGGAACGGCTATTCCCAGTTGCTGGTGTCTGATCGTCGGCCGCCGAGCCGCCAAGGTAAGCGATGATCCCCTTACCTTCTCCGCGTAGCCTTTCAACCCATGCCCTGACAGAAGTTTGAGTTTCCGCGATTACAAGTCCATCCAGCGTAAAAGCGTTAAATACCCTGGCCTCAAATGCGGTCATAGCATCGATATACATCTGATTTGTAATACTAGCCACGCCTGCATTGCCGCCGGTTAATGCCTGGCTGCTTACAGTCGCGAGTATACCTGTTCCGTCGACTATCTTAGTAGCAATTATCCATTTGTTGTTTATATCATTATTGACAGCCGCTACTGCGTTATTTATTCCCTCCGTGCCCTTTAAGAAGGTAAATACATATAACTGTGTAGTGCCCTCTAAAAGCACGATGTCTTGTTTGTTATTATCTATAGGGTTAATTCGCGTGGTAACCTTAAATGCCCTGGTGGTTTCATATTTGGTAGTCAGTGTCAGGACATCTATAGGAGAAACCGTTGTATCTTTTAATGTTATAGCCGCTTTTGCGGCTGACCCATCAACCAAACGGTACCCGAGGACCGTTTTAGCCCCGCCCAGCAGAGCCAGCCGAATAGAATTGTACGCAGTAAAGCTATCGGTGTCCTTATTGTAAGTATCCGTCAGGTTCTTCTCGCTTGTAATTTCCACAATCTGCTTGGATGGTCCCCAATTCGCTTTGATCGGGATTGCCAATATTCCTCTTGCTCCAGGCTGAATTCCAGCCAGCGCTGCAGCAATGAACTGGGCGTAAAAACCCGGCCTTACCTTCGCCTCGGTAGGCGACCATGTTCCACCTGCCATTTAACTCACTCTCCTTCTTAAAAATTCATTGATCGCTTTTTTAACTTCTAATATAGTCAACTCCTGTGCATTGTTACCGTACAGCGACCCCGCCAAAACTTCAGGCATTACTCCAAAGATGACCTGGGCATTGGCCATGAGTTCCGCGCGCGGGTATACCTGTTCTACATCCTCTTGCATCGGTTTCTGTACTACTTCCCCCAATTCTTTTTTCTCTATCGCTTCAATCCGCTCCGTTATTTCTTTGTCCTTCAATATTTTTCCCCTCCTATCGCTCTTATTGCCATCCCCCGATAGTCCCAACTTTTTGTATTAGCGTCGTCTCTTCTCTTGACCGAATGACCATCCTGGAAAGCGTTATCGTCATCTGCCCCCTATTTAAGGGATCGCCCTGAAAATCACCGCGGGGATCAGAAACCGTCAGGTATTTCTTGTCCTCAAGAAGTATTTTGATCGCCTCGCGCAATCCCTGGACTACTTTATTTACACTATTTTTTTCCTGATTGGGAGTGGCGCCCAGGATGTGCCCAATAAATTGTTTACGCACCATGTAAGCAGCCCGGTTAATTTCCTCGCTCTGGACTTCTGCCAGCCGCCAGAGCACCGACGGCCGGACGTAACCCAGCGGCCAATAATTACGATAAACCACCCATCCGGCTCCCAGCAGATTTTCCGTCCAGACCGCCAGCGCTTTCAACCAGGGATCATCGGATAACGTTTCTGCCGCGCCTCGCCACCAGTGGACGTTATACGTCATAAATATGCTCTTGTTGGCCGGGTCATCCGGATCTTCCAAGTGGTTTTCCAGGGGGGTCCCGGTGTCCGGACTGACCTCAAACCAAATTTCCCCGCTCGGGATTGGATTCGCCGGGTTTGTAAAATCGTATCTGGTTATCACAATCCCAATTCCATTGGAGCCGGTCAGGGCGGCATAAACCTTATCCCGGAACTTCCAGACTTCGTTCCATAGGAAATCCTGCCCCGGCTCTGCCGAGCGCAGCTTACACTCAAATTCCACCAATGTGAGCATCCGGACGCGCCCGTCCGGAGAAACGAGAGGAACCGTTTCCGGTAGCGTGCGCAAAGCCAGCATGGTCAATCTTTTCCCCCCGTCGGTGAGGGAAGATTTGGGGCTGCCCACCACCATTAATTCTTCGACTGAATTCAGGCCAAAAATGGAATAATTGTCTCTATGTACTTGATAATGCTGATCATTGTATCTTTCACGTTACTCTCCTCTTCGCAAAGAATGGCCGGCCAGGGTTTCCTCCACGGCTTTCTCCATCGTCTGATCAAAGTACCGTTTTATAATTGGGATGTTCTTTCTAAAGAAGCCTTTCCCCTTGACTCGCCCGCCGCCCAAACCGGCGCGGCGGTTGATCCGTGTGTGAATGCTGCCCGGTATCACCCGTCCTCCGACACTCTTTAAAATGCCAGAAGCAAAGAGGTATTTGCGCTGTTTTTCGGTTAATTTCTTCGGCCCGGTGACCCGGTAGCCGTACTCCAGGTAAGGGACATATTCTACATTGGAGCCAATCCGGCCTTCCAATCCATTGATAGCCGTCAAACTCTCATTGGCCCCTTCCGCCGCCCCGGAATCTTCGAGAGGGATCCCGGCGTCCCCAGCCAGATCACCGGCCAGGGACGCACGGGCCCGGCCGGTATCCACCGGGCAATCCCCAGCAATGCGGGTCACTCCTAAAAGTACAGTGCGGGCCACTGCTGTTTCGGCATTGGTGCGCAAAAGCACCGCGCGCTCTCCGCTTAATCTTTTTATTTGTTCTACACCATCAAATTTGATTTCAAAAAACATGACCTTACTCCTTGCCAGCAATGATTTCCCACCATAGTACTTCCCGTAACCAGAAGTGTTTGATCTCCTTGGGTTTCCAATTCGCTCCGTTATAAACGATCCGGTCGGCATAAGCCGGCGCGGAAGTTGCCCGGACAGTAAATTCCACGTCCCCCAGAACATACGCGCCGCCGGAGACTTGTACTTCTTTCAAGGTCAATTCTCTCACCGTCGCGGAAGTAACTGCCGAGTCGTCCTCATAGATGAAGGTATCCGGCGTGCCCACTACCGGATCACCGTGCTCAGTGTGCATATATCGCCGGTAAGTAATGCTCTCTTCTGTGAACGATGCAAGTTCACCAAGAGCCGCCTTGATTTCCTCTACATCCTTTTGGGAAATGAGCGCCATACTTCATCACTCCTAAACTCAGCGACCGTTCTTTCTAATTGCTGTGCCGCTGGATACTTTGGCGGCGATCCCGCCGCCGCACCGGCCCGCTTCCCGTTGGTAATCCCGCAACGCCTCCTTAATCAGAGCGTTATAACTGGCGCTGGCGCCGGATTTATCAATTCCCAGGCCCTTTATGTTCAGGCGTGCGTTTTCCGCCGTCTCGGAGGCTTTGGCCTGCAGACCCAGGTACCGGGCATAGAGCATCACCATAGTTTCCCTCTTCGCTGGTACCTGGACCACGGCAGAATAGCCGTGCAGTAATGCCGATTCAGTCAGCCAGCCGGCCAGCTCTTCATTCTTCAATCCAGGCAGACGCCTGGCTAACCGCTCCGCCAGAAGAGTCAATTCGCTCATTACTTCACCGCCTTATTCTGCCAGTGCCACTCCGATGAAAATCCCATCCGCAAAGGGAAAAGTAGGAATACTGGTGGCCGCTGCCTTTGTCCAGACTCCAGGCGGTTCTTTCATTGCATCCACCCTGGCATAAATACCCGCCACTTCCCTGGCATCCATTTCATCGTCAAGTAATGCTTCGGCAGTTGGCCCCATGAGGGTTTCCCCACAGGCCGTAGAAGGCAGGAGCACAAATCGTGTGCTAGGGAAAAATTTGATAGTGCTGTACGTTCCGTTTTCTGCCTGGCTTCTGACCTGCAAATCATAAGTTGCAATTTGAGGTAAGTCCAGTGTTGCCATTAGCTCATTAAGTTGGTTAATGCTTATCGCACGGCTGCCACCTTGATCTCCATAGATCATGGTGCGTACCTGAGCGTTTTTCAACATATATGCTATCATTGTATTTGAAGTTAATGCCCTTGTGGGCCGTACCCCACAGGCAGCAACTACTGCATTAGTCCACGCTTGGATTTTAGTGATGGGTTCGGCATTAGCGTAACTCCAATAACCGCCAGCCGTGTTTGTATCGACCAAAGTTTCCTTATTCCCGCTAGGTACTCCGTAATCCACACTCATTACCACACCGTTTTCATTCAGGTTTAAGTTTCCATAAGCAATGGCATCCATGCGCATTTTCTCAATGCGGGCCAGGATAGAATCAATCATGTTATCCAAGTCATTGTAAAGTTGGTTTTTCACGAGATCAACGTCCCCTGCGCCTTCACGCTTAAGCGCAATCAGTTCCCGTTCGTTAAGAGAGATCTTTCGCTTAATGGGTGGAATTTCGCCAGTGATTTTGGTTGCCCCATCCCGACTTGCGATTTGCGCTTCGGCGCCGTATACTTGCAGGCTAGCCATTACCGGTAAGCGATTCTGATCCTTCCAGTATTCAAAACTTAGCTCGCCTGTAACCCGTACCGGAAATAAAGTAGCCCCGATATAACTTCGGGGTTGCCGGGTACGGGCGTAGGTTAAAACAGCCTTGGGGCTAAATTCTTTTAATAATTCAAAAGCCATCTTCTATTCCTCCTAATTTAAACTGATTAAACAAACGTTATACTATTAAGAGATGCTTTCACTGCATCATCAGGAGCAACTGGTAACCGTGACACGATCACCCGTCCCTGATCAATTGCGGTTACAACTTTGTCAGCATGAGATACTCCGCCACTCGACGTAAAGGTTGTAAAGATAATATCTTCCGTTAGAATCGCACTGGGAGTAATATTGGTATTAGCGCCTCCCGCCAAAGAAGTTGCCGCCACAGCAGCCACCACTCCGGCGCCCGTGCTGGTTCCGGCGTTGGCCGCCGTGACCAGGTCTTTTACCAGCAGGCTGGCATTAACCGCCGCAATCACCTGGGCGGCCGTGCTTGTAATCGCCCCCGCCCCACCGGTGGCCAGGGAAACGATAATGGTATCGGTTTCCACCAGCACTTTCAAAAGCTGATCGTTTCCGGCGGGATCCTTCAACTGAATTTTGATTCCGTTTCCTCCGGTGCCTCCTTTTATGGCGGTCCAGAGGATGGCGTTATTATTGCCCTCTACCCCGGTGGTTAGGGAAGCTATTACCGCCGGAATATACTTAGCATATTTACCGTTGCCTTGTTTTCCAACAAAAGTGCCGGCAGCAAGCTTCTTAATTCCGTTACCATCCGCCGTTACCTGTGCAGCGTCAAGAGTAATTCCTCCCCGGATATAACGAACTTTCTCGCTATCAAGAAAGTTTATCTGCCCACCGAACACAGTCTCTTTAAGTGTAATATCCATCAGATCGTCCTCCTATTAATTTAATTCTTGTGCCAGGGATCATACCCGCCAGTCAGTGCCTGCGCCCCTTTATTGCGCTCCTCAGCCATTTTTCTGATCCGATCCACATCCGTTTCGCCGGCGCCTTCTTGCCGTCCGGCGTTCCCCGTACTCCCCGGGCTACCGGCAGATTTGCCGGTCAAAAGATGCGGCTTGGCTTTAGCCAGTTTCTCCATAGCTTCTTTTACTCCGGTAACGTTGCCCTGCTCATCCACCCGCAGGCCGGACCGGTCTACCAGCGCAACCGCATCGGCCGGATCGACAAATCCGCCCGACGCCGCGGCAATCTTGATCTCAGCGTTGAGCAAGCGAGCGTTGGCTGTCTCAAAGGCTGCTTTCTTTTCACCTTCGGCTTTTTGCCGTGCAGCTTTTTCTTTTTCCAGCTCGGATTTAGAAGCGTCATCGGTTTCCTTCTTTGTTTTGGCGGCCTCTTGCATGGCCTGATAAGTTTCAAAACCAAATTCTTTAGCTTGTCTTTCCAACTGTACTTTACTTTCACTTTCCAGGTACGCCCTTAAAGAAGCCTCATTCTGAAAGACAGCGTAAGGCTTGTCAGTTCCTTGACCGCTGCCTTCCCCGGAGCCGCCTCCCTGGCTGCCACCGCCACCGCCCTGACCGCCACCATCTACGAAGCACCCTCGTCTCCTCTTTAAAATGTCAAGCCTATCACACCAATCCAGCCCCATTAAAAAACGCATATTATTTACCTCCATTAATCATTTTCGCCTCGTGTTACCCCGTTAGGTTTCCGTTACTTAATCCGTTACTTAATCCGTTTATAAACTACACCAGCCCCAAAAAAGCGTTACCTGACCCGTTACTGCCTAAAGAAAAGCCTTATGAATCAAGGTATTTCCCTTCCTTTATAAAGCATTTATTCCGTTACCAAATTGTTATCACTCGTTACTAAATTGTTACTTATTCGTTACCATTTTGTTAATTGTTCGTTACCAGATTGTTACTTGCCGTTACTAGGGATTTTTTCTTTTTTCTGACTATGCTCTTAAACTCCTTGACTCTAAAGGATTTTTGTTTTTCCCTAACTCGTTACCTGCCGTTACTCATGCCATTTTTATTGTTACCTGGTGTTACTATACGTTACCTGGTTGTTATTATTCGTTACAAAGACGTTACCTGATTGTTTGACTCAGTCCCACGAAGGGAAACAAAGCCGCTCCTAATTTTGGCAAGAGCGGCTTAACTTTTGTCGGACGGCTTTCCCTAAATCTATATACCTATTGTGCTTAATAATTTATGTATTTCTCCTGCAATACCTCCGGGCATTTTATCTAATTCTACTCCGTTTTTTTCATTTCCATTTATATACGTCCTGCCACCGCCATAATCAATTATTTCAACGAGTACCGCCGGGTATCCTCCAAGGCAATGTCCTTCATATTCGATTATACGGCTGCTGGCAAATTCTTCTGCCGTTTTTTTGTCCTGCGTAGCGTGCAGTATACCATATTTGTCTCTATACGCATAAGCCATGTTTTTTTAACCTCCTATTGTTTATTATTGGGGGAATTAAAAACCGCTCTTAATCTTTAATAAGAGCGGTTTTTAAATGATACCTTTAAAATCTTGATTATATCGTTAATTTCCTGGCCTTTTCCACTGTGCCACCTTTGGGTCGACCCTTTAACGCAGTTCATTTAACCGCAGCGCTCCGCTTTCAGCCCAAGATTTTAAAAAAGGCACTCGCCGACATCTGCAGCGCGGGTGAGTACTGATCACCGGACGGGGTCCTTCATTCCGCCGGTATACTCCAGGATAATCTTCTATGGATTCGAACCTCGGATCGCTCCCATTTTCAACTGCTTTACATTCATCGCTCACTCGCTCATCTCTGGCTGTAATCCAGGCATCGTAAATCTCCTCGCCAACCACTTTCTGAGCTTTTACGGCTAGGTCCTCATAGCCGGCGTCGCTTGCCTTAATAATTTCCGTTTGTGCAATCACCAGGGCCCTGGCCTTAATACTCTCAAAGGGCTTTTTTAGCCCCTCTTGGGTTAACCCGGTGCCCATAATGCGCTTAGCGATCCTTGGTATACTTTCACCCATCACGGCACCACGAGTCAGTTCATCCCGGATGCGGAAAAGAATATGCTCCTCAACCCTAGAGGCCAGCTTGGGAACATTGCCGATCAGGGCCTCAACCATCCCTCGGTTAATCATTCCGATTCCGATTTCCGCCCCCAGACTAACCCCTCCTGTAATTAAGGCGGCTGCGCCAAACTTTTGCCCCATCAAAAACGCCTCATCAATGGAAGACTGGCGAGCTTCCACAGTAAGCCCGGTATAATACTGCATTTGTTTTTCAGTCTCTCGTAAAAGTCCCTCCAAACGTTCAAGCTTTAGTTTATCATTGCCGCCCTGCGCCTCCAGGAAGTAAATATATAACTCTTTACGGCATTCTTCATATATTTCCAAAAGCCTTTTAGCAAGCTTCTTTTCCCTGACCATGCGCTCCTGATCGTAAATTTCAATCAGTGCCAGGAGTTCTTCCATCTGGCTCATTCGTCAACACTTCCGCCTTTATCCCCATCCTCGGCGCCCTTTCCGGAAATCTCTAATATGTCAGGTATTCCACCCAAAGCCTCGCTGACGGATGCCTTTTCAAAAAGGATCTCCGCTAACTTCGCCTCCGGGTTCTCCACCCCCAGGTTATCCATTGCGCCTTTTAAGCTTTCCAGCAACCCGGCGATTTTCTTCATCTCCCGATCTATCAATTCTGTCTCGTTTTCTGGTATTGGCATCTGGGTTTTCACGCCCACTAAACCGTCTAAATTATTCAAAGTGATATTTGTCAGATCCGCCAAACGCAACAATTCAGCACCATAATGCCTTCGAGAATCATATTTGTTGAGCATGTACAAAGCCTTGCCAAATAGCCTTTCAAGTCGAGGTCCCCAGATAATCATATTTCTGTTGGTGGCGCTGATGATTGACCCATACAGGAGCTTTATGGCAAAACCGGACAATTGCCCCATTCCCTTGACCTTGTCCAGGCTGATATTGGGCACATCAGCCAGGGTATGCATAAGCGATAAGA